CTAGTAGCCGCCGAACCCCTCGGGGCGACCCGCATAGAGCGGTGACGTAGCGCCGCCAGACCAAGTCGTTGCCCTTCCATCTTCCATCTGGCACGACCACCGCAGGAGATGATCAATTTCACAATCGTCTTGAGAGAGCAAACGACGGCCCGTCGAACTTGCAACGACGATGACGGACTTTGAGCCGTCCTTGCGTGCTACGCCCCCGAGAACGCGCCATTCTCGACTCAGGGGTGTCGGGGTGGGCAGCGGCGGCGGCGTTGGGTCGCTTCGCTCCACAACTGCCGCCGACGCTGTCCGGTTTTCACCCTGGGCGACGGGGTGCGGTGTCGGAGGTGGTAGGCGGGGCGCCGGCGCGTACGTCGGCGAGGGTGTCGGGGTGCTTAGAGTCGCGGCTTTTTGAGGCGTTGAAGCGAGCGCCGAGAAGCTGGACGACACCCACCACAAGAGAAAGGGCAAGGCGCACAAGGCGACGATGGCCGACCGGACGGGCCACGAACGCCAGACGTTGGCCCGGTCGTCCGGCATTTGCTCTAGACCCGCTTCGCCGACGTTGACGGCCTGAGTGTGGCTGCTGTAGCAATTGAATACCTCCGGCTTGTATTTGCCCAGCATTTTGCGCAGAAGCGCAGTCTTTTGAGGTTTTAGCGCCGACTGGCAGCGCGCATAAACCTCGACCCTATACCGCGTTTTTGCGCCGATGGCCGTCTGTTTGGTGTGCAGATAGGTTGTTTCGATCAACGACCGGAGAAAGGCGGGAATGCCGGTCCCTAAATCCTGATCGAGAATGACAATCTCACTCGCTCGGTTCTGATCGTCGCACCGGTGCCGGTGCTCTTTGAAGAATTTCAGCTCGTCCTTGGGCACCTCATTTGCTTTTGTGCCGGCAGGCCAATACCGCCACACCTCATCGATAACGATAACGGCGCCGGGAGGCGGTATTGCGATCAACTCAGATGCCGTGCAATCCATCGGGATCTGAATTAAAAGCCTAGACACGTCGTGTCCGCAAACGGCGGTCAAGCAGGCTTCGTTGAGGGTGAGATTATGAGCGACGGGGCGCCCCGCTTTAAGTGCAGGGATGACGACATTCTCGACGGCGCTGTACGACTTGCCAGAGCCGGGAAGGCCCGCGTATCCGATGATCGACATAGCGCTAACCGATTAACGGGATGCGGCGAAGGGCGAAGCGTGCGAGAAGGGCACACATGATTAGCTCCAGACCGACGACCACGCCGGAGACGTAGAGGAATGTAGACAGCCAGGACAATGCGACGCCGAGAGCGTCAGGCGCCCCCGCAACCCCGCCGATGCCTGAGCCACTGAACACGGTGTTCGCAGACGCGACGACCTGAAAGCACGCATTGGCGCATGGGATCGACTCGACGAGCAGCACGCCTTGGTCGCTCAATTCCTCCATGATTTTGCGCGGTATCCACAGGAGCAGGTCAAGAAGCCATTGTCCGAACGTGACCAGCGTGTCAACGATAGCTTGCATGGTTACGCCTCAAGGAATACACGAACGGCTGCAATGGCCCAGCCGAGGATGAACATGGCCCGCAGCCACTCGACGTAGGGAAAGAAGAACTCACACGCAGGAATCTGGAAGGTCGTTTGCCAGATCGTGAACGATGGGTTCGAGCATCCGCCGGCAGACCCGTCATTGAGGTTTGACAACGCGGAGACCGCACTACCGAAATCGCTGCCGGTGAACGCCTGCGTCAAGGTGCTCAGTGACTCTGCAATCGTCCGAACCTCTGGAAGTTCGCCGAACTCGCCGGCTGTACCGTCGCCGGGACAAACGTAGATGGCGGGGTCGCAGGTACCGTCACCCTCCCCTTCGCCGTCACATTCTTCAGTCTCGGGGTCGCACTCGCCGTCACCGTCGCCCTCCCCGTCCCCGCCACCTTCGCCGAGACCGGTACCGCCGGCGGCCAGGTTGTTGTTGATGGTCGTCTGGGTGTAATAGTTACGCGTATCGCCGGCGCCGGTTCCACCGCCTTGAGTGCCGCTGCCGTCGGCTTGATTATTCGTGATGACAACATCGGGCGGCACCGGATTGCCTTGCGCGTCACGTGGCAATTCCGGCGCGCTTGTTGTGCAGATTGCATTGCCGTTCTGCGTGGTGATGCACCCGCCGGACGGCAGGTTGTTGCGCTGGAAGCAGTGCTTCTCGCCATTGATATATCCGCACTGCTTCGTCGCATCTTGATCGGTTTGCTGAGGCGCGGCGTCCGTTTCGACTTCATGACTTCCAGCGTTTGGCTGGTTTATCGCCGCTGCTTCCTCAAGCTCAGACACGCTGGGTGTGCCGGTCGTACATGCTGCGCCGGTGTTTCGATATTGATAAATCGAAAATCCGGTTGACCCGCCGCCCAATGAGGTACCGAACCCTGACAGGCGCTGCTCAATTTTCATCTCACATGTATTCGACCCGTCGCACAGTTGTTCCGGGTGCTGATCATCGGGGAAAACGGCCTGAAAACGTTCACGGCTTTCTATGTCGCACGATGGCGGGGGAGGCGCGGGGAAACACTGGGTAGATATGGTTATCGATCCGGCTCGGTCGATGGTGCCGTTGGATTTTCTTTTTCGTTCGAGAACGGTCCGCAGTTGCGTTCCGCTGATGTATTCGAACGGCTGGTCGATCGTATAGATAAACGAAGGCGTGGTTCCCGGCGAACACGCTTGCAGCCCCGCTATCTTTTCAGCAATGGAAATCGGGGGCGTTGAGCCGGCATTGCCAGTTCCGCCGGGCACGTTTTGCAAACACGTGAGGAAGTTGCTGCCTTCAATGGACGACAAAGACTGCGTCGTGGCCATGCGGATCTCGCCAGAAGGGCAGCCGCTGGGCTCAATGGCGTTGGCGGCAGTTGATGCAAGCGTAATCAGTAAGGCCAGAACGCTGCGCACGCAATTACCCCGCCGATGACGAAAAACGCAAAATAGATAAGTTCGAGGGACATAAGAAAAGGGCCGAGGATGTCCCCGGCCCTGACGGTGCCGTTAGGCGCCCTTGACCATGCGGGTCACGAGTTTCACGCCCTTCATGACAACGAAAATGCCGATGATTGCGGCACCAACGGCAATGAGGGACGTGCCGACGTCCGACCAGTCAACCGCAGTGGTCAAACTGGAATAATCGGTCTGAGCAAGGGCAAGCGGTGACGCGGTTGCAGCGATTACAGCGGTGCCGATTTTGGCGGCGCGGTTTTTCAGGTTTTCCATGTCGAAATTCTCCCGACGATTGCGCCCCCTTTGAGATGTCCGGTTCCCGCCCAGGGGGCGACGACGGGCCGGACTCGGTGCTACGCGTCGCGAACAAAGCGCACGATCAAACGAATGGCGAAGGCCAGAATCAACCCGGTACCGAGAATGAGAAACCCGGCACCAAACGCAGACCCGGCAGCAGCGGGGTCGAAATCGTCCATGTTCACGGGTGCGGCGACTTCGAGGACCTGCCAGATTCCATCCGCGCATCTTGGAACGCCACCAACGAGAATCTCGGCGTTGGTGATGCTGGGGCAGGTGTAGACGATGGCGGTAGCCACGCTCACGGCTTCTCAGGTTGGCCCGGTACCGGCATCAGATGCAGACTGCGGCGAATCGCCAGCGAGCCGTATTGATCGACATAAAACGAACCGGGGCCGATCAAATATTGCCCCGGCTTGGGCGCGTTTTCGCCCTTACTCAGCGAATAATCACACTTGACGGGATAGCGTTCACCGGGCAGATGCGCGTACGCCTCGACCATCGGGATCTGGAATTGCTTGCCCGCGTTATCGCCTTTTGAGCCGGTGACGTTCTTGATGTAGCTGTTGCCCACTTCAATTTTAAGCATGGTCATAACCCTCTGTTTCTTCAGCACTTTGGATTAATGCAGCCGCGAGCTGCCGAGCGTGGAGGGCTGATAGCTCCACGCTCGCTTCAAAAAGGTGGGCATATACGTTGAGAATGACGGCGTCGCCTTCGGGTTCGGCGTCGCAGCGTGTTGGGAATGGCTTAACGTCTTGCATTCGATGCCTTTGAGCGTTTCGGCGCTCAGTCTGGTGCCTTCGGGGCGACGGATTAGGAGCACAGAGCCTGAGCGCGTGCCGATTTTGATGAACGGTGACCGCGCGGCGCGGCGAATGCCACAGGCGTATTGCTGAACGGCGATGCCGCCGGGCAGCTTTTCGATGTTCTGGCCGGCGTATGCGCGATCACGCAGCCACGTGGGCAACCCGTGGTGTTTGAGGTGAGCGCGTTCGTCTTTCGTGAAGCCGCCGCTACCATGCATGCGGGCGCCTTGGGGCAGGCGATCTTTGCTGGCGATTTTGCTCGCGTACTTGACAATGTAGCCGACTGCGTTGCGTGCCCATTCAGCCTGAGACATGCCGTGCGGCCACCATTGGCGCTTGTCGAAAAAGGGCGGGCGATGGGAACCGCTGTCGGGGAACCAGCCAACCAGGTGGTAATGAACGGCGCCGCGTGATTGAAGTTCGGCGGTCCACACGTAGCGGAACGTGAAGCCGCGACGCTTGCACCACTTCCGGCAGAGGCGCAGGCAATCCGATATTTGCCGGGGCGACCACTCGACACCGGGCCGATAGGTGAGCGTGATCATGGCGGCGCGCAAGCCGGTGGTGTCGCTCAGGTCGTGGATGTTCGCGGCCTTGCAGACGCGGCGCTTCATGCGGCGCAACCGGGCCAGCTCGGTGTTCACAACCAGGTCGGCGGCGACGTGCTGCGCGAGTGCCGGAGCGACCGCGTCCACACGCCGAGCGGCGTAGGCGCAGATCGTGGCGTGGTCCACCTTCAAGGCCCGCAATGCGGGCAAAGCAACAACGTCCGGTCCACTTGTTGAAATATTGACAAGCCCCAGCGGCTGCGCCGCTGAAAGGCCAAAGCTGGCCGGGGTGGTGGTCATGCCAGCACCGCGAAAAGGTCGAATTGATCGCCGGAGGTGGGGAGCGCAAGGACGGCATCGGGCCGACCGTCCCACAGACCGGGGACGGGGCGCGCGCGGTAGTGCTGCAACCAAGCGCGGGCGCAGAGGTGGGAGCGCCAGAACCCCTGACGGCTGATGGTGAACGCATGGGGCCGCATCCCTTCGCCGGCGATATGGCAGAGCCAGTGCAGGCGTTCGTCAGACCACCACGCCCAAAGCCCGCGAGAAGGTTTGCGGGCGCCGGGGCGAAGGAACAAGACGCGAGCGGTGGACCATTGGCGATCGAGGGCGGTCATTCAAACGGCTCGAAGTCGCCGGGTTCGCCGTAATCGTCGTTGGCGATATCGCACCACTCGCAGACCTGACGGTGTAGCTCGTCGTCCATCAGAGAGCAGCCGCACTCCGCACAGTGAAACGGGTCGTTGACGATGGCTGGGAAGGCGATCATGTCAGGAGACTGAGCGGATGATGTCGGCGTGGTCGGCGGCCATGCTTTTCGCACGTTCGCGGCTGCCGGTGATGGGTGATTGCCAGATGATGAACGAGGCAGACTTGACAATGCCCTGAAAGGCTGCGCCGGTTTTTTTTACGCTGACGGTCACCTTTTTGGGTGATCGTGGGGTGTTTGAGGCGTAGCATTTTGAAGGCATAGCAGCAGGCTCCCGAATTGGGAGTGATTACATATTCCCACTTTGGGAATGTCAACAGGTCAAAACATGAACATCACCGAAGTAATTGAAAACGCTAAGAATTTAACCGGGTCAGACGCTGCAACAGCGCGACAGATCGGCGTAGTAAGTGGAAGAATTGCGGAATGGAAGTCAGGCGTTCGAACGCCCACGCCCGAACAAGCGGCCGCGCTGGCGGACTTTATCGGCGTGCCTTGGTGGGTCGTCGTTGCTGCATCTGAGGCGGCCGCGGCCGAACGACGGGGCGACATCCCAAAGGCGCGGCAATGGCGGGAGCGGATCGGACAGGTAACCGCGCCGGTGATTCTGGCGGCCGTGCTCGGAATCTTCGGAATAGGGCACCCGAACGAGGCCGGCGCGGCTCAGAAATCAATGACTTGGCGCGGTCTTTCCACGATATACATTATGGATTGTAAAGATCGACCGCTGAGCTTGCCGATGTCCCCGCGCTCAGCGACAGAGACCCAAGCGCTCGCGCTCGAGGTTTTCGCGGTGTTCGGCATGAAGCTGGTCCTGGCGCCAAACCGGCAGTGAGTCCCGCAGTGTGTCGAGTGCCTGCACGATGGCGCGGCGCCGGCTGCGCAGGCCATCGCAACTGCTGCTGTGCACATAGATCCATTCGCGATCGGTCGAGGGCGCGCGTTTGGAAGGCGCCATCGCTTTTGGCTGGACGCGCGTCGCGGAAGCGCCTGGCCCGGCGGCAATCACGGTCGGGCCATGCGGCGAAACATATCCATCCGAAAAGCTGCGATCACGCAGCAT